TGATCGTCCTCACCTATCTTTATGTCCGTAGCTAATAATGAGGTTATACCAGTTTGAGCTGCATCAACTGTAATAGTTAAATCATACGGATCACCATTTGATCCTGTGGAAGTATCTGTCCAATTAGTTGTAACACCTGAGCCAATTATCTTAACTTCTTTATCTTCAGTAACTGTTACTTCTGTGCCATCATCATCCTCAAGTACAAAACCACTACCCATACTTTGTTGAGCATCTACATAGGCTTTAATTGATTGTTGTGAAGCAATGCCTGTTGCGCTATTAGTAGACATATCATCTTCATCAAGAAAGGCTTTTCCATCTAAGATGTTAAGTTCTGCTGCAGTTGAAGTAACATTAGTACCACCAATATCTAAAGTAGTTACAGATATTTCACCTGCTACTGTTGCAATACCATCTGCTACTGTAATCAAATCAGTATCGTCTGTATGACCTATTGTTGTTCCATTAATTACAACGTCATCTATATCTAATGAACCACCTGTAATTAAACCTGTTGTTGTTATTGTGGATGAACCTGTGTCTATAGTTCCAAAACCAGAAGTAATCGAACCAGAGTTCAAAGCCCCTGTAGTAACAATATTACTCCCACCAACATTGTGAGATGAAAAATAAGTTGATACGGTGTCTACGTTGGTCATCCGCATCGTGCCACCGTCATTTACAAGAAGTCCGTCACCGCTGGCAACAGAGGTTGTACCTCTTGCTGTTCCACCGTCAATTAAATTAAGCTCTGCCGCAGTGGTTGTTATATCTGTGCCACCTATAACTAATTGATCAGAAGCATTTAAGTAAACCGCTTTATCAGCAGGGTAAGTCATAAAAATAGTTCTTGTACCAGATGACCAGTTAACAGCACTGTTTGAATTGGAACTTGATAGAATTGTAGTTCTAGCTAACGTAGTGCCAGAAGACGTAAATGTACCTATTCCAACTTCAAAGTTTGTATTGTCAGTACAAGCGTAATAGGTTGTATCTGAATTACTTAAATTAGCGGTAAAAGTTTCAAAGCCAGTTACAGCACCACCAAGAGTGTACGTTCCTGTACCTGTTGTAGTGGTGGTTTCTTTAACTCTGTCTTTTATTGCTAAAGCCATTACTTCAACTCAACAGTAAGGTTAGTTGCATTAATTCTAAATATATCACCCTCCGCAATTGCTTTGGAAGCATCCAAAGCTCCTACAAACAGTATATTGCCACTAGAACTCGCATCAGCAATAAACACATGAGTTATCGTAGATGTTCCGTCTGTTCCAGAAGCAGAAAATTCTATATTAGCTGTATTCTTTGCTGTTTGTGTATCTGTTGAGTCAGCACCTATTGTTGTCCAAGCAGATGCTGCTACTTGTTGTCTTGCATAATTTGTATAACTCGCTTCTGTCAACGAACCCGTTTCAGCGGCAGATACGGCTGTTGCCAAACCAACGTAGATACTGTCACCTGGAGTTGCAAATGTTACGCCACCAATAGCAGCGTTGTTTTTAAATATAAAATTAAGCAACCTTCTTTCTAAATAATTAGTTGCTGCATTTGAAGTTGCCATAATCTATCTCCTTATGTTCTTTGTTTAGTAGGAAGTCCTCTACGATAAGCATCAGCATTTTCCCTAGATTCACCTAAATCTTTTAACCTATTTATTTCTTCCATAAATCTTTTTTCATACATTGCAAAAACATCTTGTTCACCTTTCATAAATATATACGCTTCTAAAAGCGACCCATAAAGCAAAGCATTCATAGCATTTTTGCTTAACCATGAAGTTGTTGTGTCACTGGAAATTGCTGAAATAGATGAACTTGCACTTGATGTTCCTCCACTAATTGTTTCGCCAACTGTAAAAGCAGTTGTAGGAACAATAATTGTTATTTTATTGGTACTATCATCTTTGCTCTTTACACTAGCTGTAGCACCGCTAGTAGCTCCTGTAATTGTTTCATCTACAGCAAAACTATTACTTGAACCAACTGTTAATTCAATCGTACTATCTGCTAAACTTGTCGGTCTATAATAATAATGTATTGTTGCTGTATAATTTGAATTAGGTGTTGGAGATATAATAAAATTATCTACATCAAAACGAGCATAATATTTAGGCGTTCCTGTAGTAGAAGAATTAGGATTATATTCTTGTATATAATTTGAATCCTTTTCAAGAAGAAATATTTTTGAACTTGAACTTGTTATTGAAAAACTAAATGGTGCTAAAAAATCAGTAGGAACAGATAAATAAGGATCAGAACTCGTTACAGCACTTGTTGCATTTTTACGAAATACTTCAAAATCAACAGATTTAAACATTTTATCTTCTGATGATCGAATAAAATTTCTTAAATTTGAAACAAAAGTTGTTTCTGTGTTTTCCGTATAATCCTGTATTGCACTTTTTAATGTAGTTAATGTATAGCTCATTTAATTCTCCAATGTAACAGGACCTGCTGATGCAACTTTACCACCACCTTTTACAGAACCTGTTGTAGCTGTTCCAGAAACTGTAACTGTATAATTATTACTATCAACAACACTTACAATACTATAACCAGAAGCATTTTCCATAACTGTACTTGTTAAACCATCAAAAGGCTCAACATTTCTAAATCTTACAGTGCTTGAAGCTATTCTTCCATGACTTTTTTCATTTACAGTTATTGTTCCACTGCCAGAAGAAGATGTTTTAAAAGGATTATGCTCTAATAAAACAGTAACTACTGGTTCTGTTCTTTCTGGTCTTACATCTCTTAAAGATTCTAAATCAGTTCTTTTAGGTTTAGGGTCAAGTTGAGGATGTTTAAGTTCAAATTCATCTTTACCAACTAACAATCCGTTCCATTCCTTTCTCATATCTTTTAAACGATAGCGAAAACCAGAACGATCTGAAACCCCCCACGCATTACTTGGATTAGCAAACTTCGACATTATCCAACCTTATAATAAGACATATTAGGAGTAATTGTAAAAGATGATCTATCTCTATCTTCTGCCATAGCTCTATCTAACTCTTCTTCATAAATATTTTTTAATAATTGTATTCTGTCTGGTGCACGTTTTAAAGATAAATAATACGCTAAACCAGCCGCTAAACAAGGATAAAACCGAAAAGGAACTTCCAAAGTATTTTGATGAGTATCAGCATCATTTATACGTGTTAAAGCATCATAATACAAAACATCTGTACTATTTTCTGGTGCGGGCCATATCTTTAAGTTTGGTGTTATTTGCCTATCAAGAAAATATTGTGTGGGTCTTCCTGTAGTTGTTTTAGTTGGGATAGATAAATAAGTATCACGACTTACTCGTGTCATATTATAATCTGTGCTACTTCTTCTAACAACAACTGATAAAATATCAATAACATCTGTTCCCAAATCGTATTCGGTATCATCTTCTGTTACTGTTTGCGTTCTCTGAACAATTGTCCATTGATTTAAACCACGATTAGCCCATTCTGCTAACATTAGGTTTAAAGATCGTTTTGCTGTTTTTAAATCGTAACCTGTACGAATTTCTAATCCACATCGCTCAAAGGCTTCTTCAATATAATCATCAACAGCTAATTCAAAATCAGTTGATCCAGATAATGCCATTTTTTTTCCTCAAATCGTTTGCGAAAAAAATATTAATACTAAAGAACAAAGTTGAGCAATAGCCAAAACCACTATCGCCCAAATTTTTTGATTAAGTCCTTTAATGTCTTCTCTAAGATGAACAAGATGATTATTTTCAATAGTATCCAACCTTTGATTAATCAACTTAATCTCTCCTTGAAGTTTCGTAGACATTAATACTCTTTTCTCATATATAAAATAATAGCGTAAGTATCAGCACTAGAGTGACCTACAGTAGTAAAATTCACATCACCTGTTGGCGAAGAAGCATTATTAGTTATTCCACCAAAAGATGTATAGTCGTGATGTCCTGATTGATTTTCACCAAGTTGCATTGCAAGAACATCACTAGACGCATCCCACAAAATATTTACTTTCATGCCTATACATTGCCACCATATTTGTTCTATAGCAACACCTGTACAAGCTGATCCAGCAGTATTTTTTGCCAAAGCACTTACATCTACTTTAGCAACAGCACTTTCTCCTGAACCATCACTAACATTAGTAAATTTCATTACAACTTTTTTTTCACCATCAATGATCGTTTGACTTGTTACAGCATCAGCCATGTAATTCTCCTAAAAATGTGGGGGAATTTCACCCCCATTTATAATTATTCGTTAATTATTCTACTCATTTTTACATAATGACAATGAACTGCTTCAGCAGCCGCTGCCCCAGCTTCAATTCCAACATAAGGAATTAAATCAATGTCGTCTGTCATAGCTGCCGATTTAGTTGTTCCAGTAGTAACAGAAGTTCCACCTGTGCT